CATATTTACCTTTTGAGTATTTTACTACGTTATAGAATGGAAATGATTGTGCTTTTGACCACGTGTCAAAAATACTTTCAAAAGAATCATCAAAAAACTTTGTTGATCCATTGAATAATTGTTTGCTTAAATTATTAAAAACTTCTAGGTTTGTCATAATTATCTCCTTTGTTAAGCAAGTTAATTGGTCCATCCACATGATGCAACCTGCGATGTATATAGAGATTATTTATTAATTTTCAAGTACTGATTTTTCTCTTGAAATATGTCCAAGAACAGTTCCTTTATGAATACCTTCTTTAATAGTATATCCTGAAGTTCCATTACCATTAATTTCAACTTCTTTTCTACTCTTCATTAATATATTATTTTTCATTTCTATTTCTTTATTTGCATAATTTTTAGCTATTGGATCAGTATAAGTTATAGTATGTAGTTCACTTAGGTTATTTTCTCTGTCTAAAAACTTGTATTCTATTTTAGTAGTATTAAAATCTTTCTTTATCTTATTACATATTGTTTCAGGATCAAATTCACCACAAGAGTAAACATCAAATTGTAGTAAGGCGGGGTCAGGTTCATCCCAAACATGCATTACTATATGAGAAGTTTCAATAATTGCAGCTCCTGTAATACCACGATTGCCTATCATATGAGAGTACTTAACATAAGGACCCATCATAACTTTCATTCCAATTTCTTCTATAAATTTTTTAAACCACTCTGTTAATATTGTTTCATCCACAGGGGGATTTTTAGCTTCTGCTCTGATGATTAAATGTTTATGAACTAAAACTTTATTTTCCATTCTGCGTCATATAGTTTTTTAAAACTATAATCAATAGTTTATTTTATTAAATTAAAAGCTAGTGTGAGTAGAAGTGCTATAGTTGATCCCAGTCCCCCGATGATCCACCAAGTTAATTTATCAAATTTACTTTCAAACTTTTCATGCATCTGTGAAGATTCTTCTCTTAACTCTCTTAAGTCTCTTTTTACGCCTGTTATATGACCATAAAGAGCAATAATGTGTTCTCCTGTTGTCTTTGGTTCTTTACCGTTTGCCATTATGCTAATCCTCTTTGTTTTAATCTTAAAACTTTTTCAGATTCATTTAATAAAGCACTTTCAGTAAGTGTCAATCCACTTTGCATTACACTAGGTTGAGGTTGTTGCACTACTTTTTGATCGGGCATAGGCTGAGGTGGTAAAGGCTGCACGTTGCTAGGTCCTTCGCTTCTTTCACCAGATAAATAGTTTTTAGGATCAATATAATCTTTAAAATTACCATCTAAAGGCATTCTAAGCATATCTCTTTTTATTTCATTAAGAGTTCTAATAACGTCAGAATCTAATGGAGCTAAAAATTCTAGTTCATTAAACTCACTTTCAAGTTTTTCTCTTTGTTTAATTATTTTTTCTCTAGTAGAAGGACTCACATCAAATGGTTTAAATTCAGCTCTTTTTAAATAACTAAACGCATTAAGTTCTCCTCTTTCTTTATACTTTGCCGCTAGTTCTCTTTCATCTGCACCTAATAATTCAGCGGCATCTAATACTTGTTTAGCTCTTTTCATAGCTTTAAATTTTTGTTCATTGGCTGTAATGTATCTACTTATAATATCGTCTCTTGATATTTGACCACCTTTTAAAACTTCAGAAGATAATAGTGCTCTAGTTTCCCTTACGTCTTTTTTAAAATCATTAATTTTAAAATCCATTTTTTCAATTGGATTTAATTTAACTCCTCTAAGTCCATAGAATCCTGCAACCTCGTCTGATACTTCATACTTTTCTCCCCTTGCTCCCGGAACATCTAATGCCGCTTGACCTAATCTTTTAAATTGTTGGTATGAGAAAGGTGCAGTTGCTTCTACTGCATGTGCAGCTGCTTTACTAAGTTTTTCTCCAAGAGGTGCTTCTGGATTCCATATTCTATTTCCATCTTTTGTCTCTCCATTTCTTGCAAGTAAATCTAACATTACACCGTAATAAATAGATGGTTCAACAAATGTAGAAGCAAATCTAGAAATACCTTTAGCAAGTCCTGCATACAATCCTTTTATTGTAGAAGAATTAGGATCAAATACTCTTTTTTCATCAATACCGGCAAGAACAGATGTTACAGGATTTGTAAATGTGTCATAAACAAATGCACCACTACCATCTATATATTTTAATTCCCCTTTGTCATCTCTATATACAAAAAGAACAGATTCTTTTGAAAATTCTGGAACAAATACTCTTGCAGCAGCAACTTGATCTTTTGTTATTCCATACAGGTTTCTTACAATTTCTGATAGAGTAGGAACAACTACAGCCGTTGTAGTTCCAAATGCAGCAAGTCTTTTATATCCCTGTGATCTTAAGATTGGATTTGCAATTTCTTTTAAAGATAACTCTATTGTATTTGCTCCTGCTCTTACTACTGATACAGGCCATGCTATAAAATTTCCAAATGGAGTTCTTCTTACAGCTTGAATAAAATCACCTACATAAGCATAGTTTGGTACAGTATCTCTTACAATTTTTGCAGCTTCTTTTGAAATTTGTAAATCACTTGGAACAGATTTAATTAATCCTGACTTTGCAGCGTTACTATATGCATTTTTATAAGTATCAAATTCACCTAAAAAATTAAATATTTTCCAAATATCATCTTCTGCAACATAAAGATCCCCTGCTTTTTCATAAATTTTTTTCATACCATTTCCAAATTTACCAAACAGTCTCATGTAAACATCTCCACCTTTACCAATATCATCTAGTACACCAGCTAAATCCCTTGCTGTAGCACTAGAACTAACAACGTTTTCTTCTAATAAAAATTTATATAAAGCTTGATCTTTTGGAGCATTTCTAGATAATAATTGAGGTTGTATTGTATTGAATGCTTGTTTAAAATTAGCGACTAATTTTCTAGGGTCTTTAAATGCATTTCCAGTTCCTAATGAAAAGATAGAAGAACCTACAAAGTTTCTTGTATGAGTAAAAGGACCTAATATTGTTTTAGATATCTGTGTCATTCCTTTTGGAACTAAAATAAGATGTCTATACAAAGCATTTTTAGTTAAACTATCAAAAGGTATTTTTTCAGCAAATTTTAAAGCCTCTGCAAAATCAACCGAAGTAAATTTTCCATTTAAAGGATTAGTATACGCTTCTTCACCAAGTGGTGATTTAATTTGCAATCCGTTTTTATCCGCTATAATATTTTGATTTGGAATGTTTCTTAGTGCTTGTAATCTTGTTGGATATACAACTGCAGGTTTTCCTTCTTTAATTAAGGCTTGGCTCAATTCATCAACGTTTGAATAAAATTTATCTTTAGCAACTAAATTAGATAAATCGTTAATTGTATTTATAATAGTGTTTCTTACATCTCTTTTTTGTCCAAATAATCTTTGAAGGTTTCTTAAGTCAGCAGGTGTTTTAATAAGTTCACTTGGAATAAATTTTCCACCTTTTATGTTATCTGCAATATTAACTAATTGAGTAGCAGTATCGTCTAACATACTTAATCTAGTCAAAGGAAATTCAGGTGTTTTTGTTAATTCATTTATTTTTACATTTTTAACAATATCATCTACCATAAAATCTAAATCAGCATCAGTTAGTTTAACTTTATTAGATTTAGCATATCTATCTAATGTGCCTTTAACAGCATTAACATTATCAATAGAAGGTTTATAATTTAAAAATGGAATGATACTTCTATCGGTTGCTATTTTATATTCAGAACTAAAAATATTTTTTAGTCTATTAGACATTATGTCATTAAATTCTTTTGTACCTACGTTTAAATTTTTACTTGTAAGTAATGCATTTTTAAAAACATTAAATTCATTTCTAATTTTAATTAAATCTGAAAAAACATTATCTGTTTGATTTTTTGTTAATCCAACTTCTTTTCCAAATTCTCTAAATTCTTTCGTTGTTTTAGCATCAAAACCTTTAAAAGTTATTTTACCACTTTGAACTACATCATCACCTGCAGTTAATAATTCATCTACTCTTCCTACTATTCTTTTAAACGCTGGAGTTTTTGAAGAAATTCCACTTTCTTTTGCAATATTAAATAATGTTTTATCAATATCTAATATTAAATCTTTAGCAACAATTTGACCTGAATTAATTTGACCTTCTACATCTTTGATTCCTTGAAATAATTTTTCAGGTTTATTTCCCCTTGGTCTAAAAGCACCTGCAAATTTATCTATCCATTGATCTAACTTGTCATTACTTCTAGTTAAATCTTCCCCTTGTTTAGATAATTTTCTTCCAATAGCTCCAAGTCCATAAGAAGTAACTACTCCTAAAAACCCTGTGTCTGCACCAAATTTAAATCTATTTGTTAAATTTCTAACAGCTTCTTCTTTGGCATCTTCTCTTTTAGCTCTATCTAATTTTGATGGTAATTGTCCAAATACTTCTTCTAATATTTCAAAATCTCCAAGTGTTCCAATTTCTTCTCCATCAGCAACTAACCCTGCTCCAATACCGCCTCCAATACCTATTGCAAAATATTTTTGAGTTCTTGTAAGTCGATTTAATTTATTTGCTTTATCTATTGCACTAACCATATTTGCATTTGGTTTAGCAATTCTATTTGCTCTAGCAGCAGTTATATATTTACTTGCAATTGCTTTTGATTTTTCAGCAACTTTTAATGCAGTCCCCGTTGCCAGTTTCGCGCCTCCATATAACTGTGTGAAGGCAGAACTTAATCTTCCAACTGCGTCTGTATACGCAATCTCTTCTGCTCCTTTTTGAACTTTTCCAAATATAGAGTCATCAAAATATTTTTCAAGTTTAGCAGCAGTTCCTTGATCTACTGCAATACCCTCTGGTTTCATGGCATCAACTAATTCTCCAGTTAATGAAAAGAAAAACTTTCTTGCCATTTTTAAATTACCATTAATAATTCCAGCAGCCCCTGTTTCTAAAATATTATAATTTGATTGTGGTTCTACTTCTTGATCCGTTGCTTTTTTATAAAGTCTTTCACCAAGTTTACCTAATAAATAAAAACCATCGGCCGTTACTTCAACAGGACCTTTTGGAATTTCTATTACTTTTTTAGGTGCTTCTTTTTTAGGTGATTTATAAGTTAAACCTTCTGGAAGCGGTTCAACAGGAAATTCACTATATTCTGGTACAAATGGTTCTTGTTTAATTTCTTCTATTTCAATTGGAGGAGTTTTAATTTGTTCTTCTAATGAACTATCAATATTTTCTGCAACAATATTATCTTCTATGTTTTGAAGATCTTCTCTTTCATCCATTACAGATCTCCTTATTTAGTTGGAACTAATTTTTTACCGTCAAAATAATAAAGTTTTTTTGTATTAGGATCTACAAACACATCATTGACTCTAATATTGCTTTTTTGTTGTGGATTCATAAGAATATAATTTCCATTTGCATCTGGCATAAATTTATTAGGACTAATTGATCCTTTAAATCTTCCTTTAATTTGTTCTGCGTATTTTGGATCTCTTGTTATTTTATATTCAATTTCTGCCTCGGCTCTTGCTGATGGATAATCAATACCTGAAGATACTTTTCCTTGTGCAATCTTTTCAATAATATCTTCTGATCTATCTTTAGCACCTAACTCTTTTGCTAATACTATTTTTAAAGCTTCATTATAAGGAATGTTTCTTACTTTTGCTAAATCTTGTGCTTGTTGTTGATATAGGTATAATTTTTCTTTTGTTAAAGAACCTTTTAATAAAGAAGCATAAACATCTGCACCTGCTTTTTTAGCAGCTTGTTCTTTTGGTGCTACTATATTTTGATAATTAGCTGCAGCTTTTCCTAAAGCTGATCCCCATGTTCTTAATGCTGCAGGATTGTCTGTTGCTCCTGTTGCACCAAACGCTGTTAAATAATCTAATACTTTTTCTTTATCTGTAGGTTGTAATCTTTTTTGAACGGCATCTGCATATGCTTCCATTGTTTGATTAGAAGTCATACCTGAAGTCTTTTCGTCTGCACTCATTTCCCTCATTGCTGAAACAATACCATCTCCACTTGGAATATTGTAGCTTACATTTTCTTGCATATCTATTTCAGTATCATATGGATAGTCTTCATAAGATTCTCCTTCATCGGTAACTAATCTTCCAACTTGATAATTTTGTCTAGGTTCTAATCCTGAAGTAATACCAACATTATAAGCAGCTGATCCACCTCTTCTAAACATTGGTCTTTTTAAAATATTAGCCATAATTAAAATATATAATCACCTGTTTCATATATACTTGGTCCGGGTTGTCCGTATCCACCAAAAATACCACCACCTGTTGTGTCACCTTTAAATACATTACTTAAAATACTACCTGCTCCTTTTACAACATCTCCAATTACATTTGATATAGGCATTGCTTGTTTATATAAACTTGCAATACCTTCCGCTCCTGCAAGATAAGGACTTGTTGTATATGGCATTCCTGGAGTGCTTGGAGTACCACTTGAAAGTCCTCCAAATATATTTGTAGCTTGTTGAATTCTTTGAAGAGGAAAATTCATTGCTGTTTGTTCACCTTGTTGTAATGCATTTAAAATATTTTGTGCATATTGTTGAGAACCTTGTCCATAATAATTTAATGCTTGTTGTGCACTTTGTTCAAATCCTTGTTGAGCTCCTGGTATAGCAAGTAAATTTGCAATCCCTTGTTGCTGTCTTCCAATTGCTTGTGCATAATTTTGAGCTTGTAAATCTGCAACTGTTTTACCAATTGCTTCTGTTGTTCCTCTTTGTAATTGTCCTCTTGCAACATCATAACGACCCCCACCAAAAGCGCCTTGTCCCACCGCGCTCGCTGCTAGATTTTGTTGTTGCTGTGCTCCATATTCTTCTTGTCTCTTAACTGCTTCATTAATAACATCTTGTTGATAAGGAGACATGTATTGTTGATATCCACTTGGCCCAGCTTGAACCTGTGCAGCAGCTTGTTGTAAGAAAGGTTCATATGCCGCAATACCTGTTCCTTGACCAAAACCAATAATTCTTCCTTGAGGATCATACTGAATAGAACCAAGTCCAGCTTGTTGTGCTGCTCTTCCTTGTGCTGCTTGAGTAAAAGGATCTACAGCAGCTACCTGTGGCATAATGCCAGCAATATCTACCGGTCTATTTAATTCTGATACTGTGTAGTCTGCAAGTAATTCTCCAAAGGGAGCTAAAAATGGTGCAGGATATCCAGATGTATTATATGGAGATGGTGGTTGTACTGGTGAAATTGCCATTATGATCTTCCCTCAAGTTGTCTCATTAAACCATACATTTTTTTAGCACCTTCTTTGACACTTCCTCCGCCGGCATTTCGCACAGCATTAGCAGTGAATACAAATTCGTTATTTGACAACATAGCTGGTATATCGTCGGCCTTTTCTTTTACACCAATAGGAGGAACAAATCCACCTTTTTGTCTATAATCTAACTCAGTAATACCTGCTTGATTTGTTCTTACAGGAGGGGATCCATATCTATAACCAGATCTTTCTTGCATTTTACTTGCTTTTACTTTTTGTAATATATTCATAAATCTAGGATCTTTCATTAAAGCTTTTACAGCTTCAGGATTATTCATTATTCTTTGTACAACAGGTTTTGTTGCAGCTGCTGGAGGTAAACTAATTTTTGGAGTTTGCATTATTTGTCTAATTCCTGATTGCATTTGCATTGGTTGTTGAGTTGATCCCATTGCAAATTTCATTCTTCCTTCATCTTTTTTTATTTTAAATCTTTTATATTCCTCTAAAAGATCTTCTATTTTAGAACTCATTCCACCTTCTGCAAAACCTTGTGGTTGTTGTCCTGTTATTGCAGTTGTAATTGACGAAACATCGAATTGATTTGAAGGTGCACCTAATGTTTGTTCAGCTTGACCTAAATTCTGTGATAAAGTTTCTAATCTTGGATATATAGATTGTTCTTGTCCATTAGACATCATTCCACCCATTTGAGCTTTCGGTCTAACAACTACATCAGCCGCTGTTCTTTGTGGAGCAACTGCCATTGTTTGAGATCCTAATGATTTCCCGCCTCTTGCTACCGGTAAAGATGCAAGTCCTTGTCCTGTTCTATATTGTAAATTTTTTAATTCTGTTCCAACATTATATTTATTATATACACCCATTACGATGTCATTAATTCTTTTTTGATCATCATAAGAAAGTTTTCCTCCAATAATTGAAAGAACCGCTGGACCATATTTTTTAATAACTTCAGATAAATTATCTGATCCAAAAGCTTGTAATAAAATATTTCCAAGTCCAGATACAGATTTAGTTATAATTTTTGTAATATCATTTAGTTCAGGAAGACCTGCCATAAAAGAATATTGTAGTCCTTGTCCAAAAGCATTTGGATCAACTTGATCACCACCGCTAGTTTGTTGATAAGTTAATGAGGGTATTTGTTGTGTATATGGATATTGTTGTGAAGATGGTCTACTTAAACTGTTAGCAGTATTATATAAATCAAATCCTGCTTTTCCAATATTAAGAGCAGTATCTAAACTATCTATTCCTGTTTTTATAAATCCACCTTGAAACCCACCACCTCCTGTTGTTGGTTGAGTTAAACTACTAAAATCAAAACCACCTGCTGCATTTGCTCCACCTGGTGCAAAAGTTAATCCATCTGGACCTATTCCCGGAACTGGTAAATTATACATTAATAAAGCTGTTAAAATTTCGTCTCCATATTCTTCGAAAGCATCTCCAGCAACATCCATAATAGGATCTACTACCGGAGCTACAAAAGTATCTACTGCTCCTCCAAATAAATCAAGACCCGCATCTAGTACGTCAGTTACAGCACCCATTATTTATAATGCCTTTTAGTTGATGTTTTTGTTACTTTATAAACTTTTCCGTCATCGGATACACGCAGCCAATTAACAGTTCTGTTTGTTCCTAATAAATTTGTATAATATTGTTTAATCCAAGACATAATTTTTTTGATATTTTTAACACAAATAATATCACAATGCCATACATTATGACCACTTTTCCAATCGTTTGGATTTATTTTACCTGTTAAAATGAATTGTTTTTCAGCGTTTTTATCTAAGAAAGCCCAGTTGGTAAATGCGATCACTTCTTCTCCTTGTTTATGTATCTTGTATTGATTTAATTCATAAGAAGGTAGAATGTAAAATAACAACTCTTTATCTGTGTATTTATTATAGCGATCAAATTGTCGGTATAAAGATAAGATAGTTTTTAAATCATCTAACATCTTTGAGGCAGGCATATTTATCCTGGAAACAGTATAGTTTACTTGTTTTTATTAGATTCGTCAATCTTTGTTGCGTAATTTAACTCATCTTTAAATCTACCTGAATATTGGTATTCTCCTACATGAGTAATAAATCTTCCAATATAACAATAACATTTTCCACCAATATCTGTCCATTTTTGACAAAATCCAAAATCTTCACCATAGTATTTCTTAGTTTTTAAATCATGAAATGTATCAAAGAAATTGTATATGTTTTTACTATTGGTCTCATCTCCATTTAATATGGTTGGTTGACTAATTTCTAAATGAGGATATTTTTCAATCATCTTTTCAAATACTTGTCTCTTTATTAACATACATCCAGTTGGAGCATGAGTTACTTCCATAACATTATTTGTAACTGTTATATTAGCAGTATCTTTTACTTTTATTGGATAAGTAAATCCTAATGTTGCAAGTTCAGTTGCATTTGTTGATTCTTTACTTAATCTCTTTATCTTATCCCAATTTAAAGTTTTCATTGGATATGGAATAGCTATAACCTCTTTATCTAATGCTATCATTTCAAATATACTTTCTGGAGAAAAATTAATATCTGAATCAATAAATAACATATGAGTATATTTATGTTGTTCATTTAAAAATGCAGCAACACACATATTTCTACCTTGGGTAACTAAAGAAGATTTTAATATTGTAAAGCTAACTATAATACCTCTTAACATACAAATCTTTTGAAACTCTAATAAAGCTTGTGTGTAATGCATGGATACTTCTGAATGTACTGGCGTACACACCATTATAGAAATATTACTTTTTAAATCAGTATTAGTTTGTTCTGGTTTATTAAACCATATTGGTTTACTTGCGTCTTGCATCCAAAGCTCCTTTTAAGAAATTTGTCCAGGCATAACCAATCTTATTCCAGTTATAAAATCTATTTGTATAATCTATTTGCATATCTAAATGTTGTCGTATTGCTGGATGATCCAAGGTTCCCGCTGCATGTTCAATTGCATATGCAAACTTGTGCGCTAAACTTGTAAATGATTTCTCGTATGGAACGTATGTTATAAACTCTGCTCCTGTTTCATATAAAGCACCATAATCAGTTGTAATACAATATAGTCCAGCTGCCATTGCCTCTAATGCTGATATACAAAATGTTTCTTCCCAGATACTTGGAAAAGCAAAGATATGATAGTTATGTAAATTCTCTCTTATATATTCATGAGGCTTGTAACCAATGTAATTTACATTAGGTAATGCTTTAGCCTGATCATATAATTCTTGATACTGTGAATCGTTATTTTCTTTAAATGCATCTCCATAAACTTCAGTTGATGAATAAACATCTAAACTAATAAGTGGATTTTTAACAAGTTGCATTGCAGCTAGAATTACATTCAAACCTCTCCATGGAGTTGGATGGAATATTAATTTAATAGGTTCCCCTTTTACATGTCTAGTTCTAGGAACTATTGGCATTACACCATTCTTGATAACAATACATTTTTCAGTAGGTACATCAAAATACATTCTAAATTTTTCATAGTTCCAATGTGAGTTAAATACATACCAGTCATATTTATTATGATTTGATTTGTCTTTAAACCATGGCGCTAAATTTGGTTGATCGTATGAATTCTTTTGCCAAAGGATATTTAATTTAGTTGGATGTAATGGAACTTTACCAGGAACAGATGTACATATTTGTACCTGATCTAATATATCTTTACTTACATGTTTTTCTAAAAACTCAAACTGTAATTCTGTACCACCTCTAGGTTTCATTTTTCGCTCATAAATTTCTTAAATACTTCTAATCCTTTATTAGTGACTTTAACTACAACGTCTCTACTAATATCTTGTGTGTCAACGTTAGCAGCTTTAAGTTCTTCTTCGTCTTTATAAACTTTACCGGTTTTCTTATTCTTTATTACTGTTACTGTTTCAGTTTCAATAATATATTCTTTATTGTCCATTCTGGTCGTCTCTATTTATTTCTAGTATTGCAAGTGTTGCACTTATACCAGAAACATTAGAAGTTTCAAGTCTTATGGTATCTGTCTCTTCAAGAATAATAGGTCCTTTAGCTAAATTACAAATTGTTGGTCCTGTAATTGAAGCATAAGCTATTTGAAAAACTGTAGATACTGAATCATCATTAATAGATACTTTTAATATCTTACTTCCTGATTCATTAGTCACTTGTATATTTTGAATGATAGCATTAGCATTTGATGGGCATGTGTATACTGTCACAACAGCTGTTGTGCTTGGATCATAGAATGCGTTTTTATAAAAATTTGCCATTATGTTAAATCAAACCATTTTAATAAACCAGCTACATCTCCATTAGCTGTTCCTGGTCTTACACCTAAAGTTAAAGTATCTGATGTTCCACCAATTGTTTGTCCAAGTTGATTTGCGAATGCTATAAAAGATCCACCTAAAGTAAATGGAGCAGTTTTACCTCCTAAATATCCACCAGCAATTCTTGTACCAGTCGTAGCAAATTCAGTTGTTTGTAAATCATATTCTACATTATCACTAAAACTTGTATATGAAAATGAAGAAGTTAAAGTAGCATTAACAAATAATCCCCATTCAAAATCTCCATTAGATACGTTTAAAATATCTACTCCTGCAGGAACAATAACTGCATAGGGTCTTCCTGATTTAATTCTAATTGTTGCAATATTATAATAAGTATTCGCTGTTGTTAAATTTACACCTGTACTAACAGTTCCTGTTCCAATCATTTGTTCTAATCCTTGTGGAGAATATCCACCTTCAGAAATACAAGAAGAACATATTTGTTGTAATGTATAAGTTCCAGCCGTCAATGTTCCAGCTCTTTCAATTTCATAACGAATTGGAAGATTGGCTGTTTGCATGTAAACAGTTGTTAAATTATTAGCATTATAAAAAGTATGCGCTGTAATTAATTGACCATTAATAACAAATCCAACTCTAACAGATCCAACACCAAGCCATTCAACATCTATAAATAATATATTTGACGTTGCTGCATCTAATGTAAATCCACTAAGACCTGTTCCATTTAACTTATCACCATTCCAACTAGATTGTGATATTTCAGTATCAACTGCTGCACCGGATGTGTAAGTTCGTCTTACTATTTTAAGTGTTGTCCCATCTGCTGTAAAAAATATTCCATTGTTAGCATCAAATAATCCAACCTTTTGTTTTAAGTTTGCAGTCAAAGTATTCATTACAAATGTATTAAAAATAAGTAATGATTTACCTGGTTGATAAGACATGACTCTATTAGACTGTCTTACTGTTTTAGAACTTGCTGCTTCTGTTACATTTAAATTAACTGTAGATTTATTAGCTGTATAAGTAACACTTCCACCACTTGCAGTAGTTGCATTAAATAAAGTGTTCTGTGACATTATATTCTTACTGTCAAAGATAGTTAAAGGATTAGAAACCCTTAATCTTCCGAATGCATCAACGTTATTACCACCGATTGTAATTAACTGACCATTACCAACATTTATATTTTCACAACTCATTAGCAGCCAAACCTCATGTTAAACCATGTAAATCTTTGAAGATCTTGTTTTAAATCTTCTTGAAAAGAAAAGTTTAATTGATCTTTTAATGTCTCTAAAGCTTGTAGAACTTGTCTTTGATTCTCTGGAGAATACTGTGGACTTGGTTCAGGTATGTATGTTGTAATTTTTGCCATTATCTTCTTCCATCAGGTTGAATGTCTACTCTAAATAATCCATATCTCCAATTTTCATCTGTTGAATCATTTTCTACTTTAATACTCATTAATCTATTTCTTGCTCTTGTATCTATCTTAGTTGTAGATGAAGTTACAGTGTATGGTCCTAACATCTGACTATTTTGTGTTTGAGATGGATAATCTCTTAACAATAGTGTTACCTTAGCATTTCCGTCTAGTATTTTAAAGTCTGGTATAAATCTATTTATCTTCATTAGATACTGACCATCTCCTTCTATATCTAAATCAAAGTCTCCAGATTCAATGTAAGCAGGGATAGCTGTTTTAACTCCAAGTGCATCTACATCATTAACACCAACTTCATGTTCATAATATTCTGAAGATCCATAGGTATTAGTTACACCATTAATAGTTGGAAATGTTGGAGTCCCCGTTGCCAAGTATTTAGTTGCATATGGTTTATCAAATGTTTGAGCATCTGAATATGTTGTTCTAGCAAGTGACATTGTAGTCCAAGTATTTTCAACAAAGTTATAAACTACTGATCTATTAATTTGAGTCTGAGTTGCAGTTGGGTAAAACCAAACTATTTCATTGTATAAACTATTATGTGAACCATAAATAATATCAGCTGCATTATAATTTATACCTAAATTATCCCCACCCGTTGTAAATACATAATCTTCAACTAATGAAGGTAATTGTTTAACTGTACCATCATAGACAAAGAATCCTCCACCAAACCCCATCCAGAATATCGCGCCTTGTGCAAAGACAATTGAATGCTGACCAATACATCCACAGTTTGTACCAACCTGTCTTATTGAAAAGACAAAAGGAGGTCCAACGAACTGCATAACATAAGCTGCTTGATCTGTTAAAATAAATATATAATCCTTACCTTGTACAGCTCCTACAATGAAATTTCCTGTATCTAATCTAAATGTACCTGCTGTATTTGTTGCAGTAGGTGCCCAAGTATTATAATCTTCTTGGTTTGAAAATCTTATAAACATTGGATCTTGTGTTGTTATATCTCCAATTGTTGTTTCTGTTCCAAGTGCAATTAAATGTCTATCTCTATCTGATACTATACTCATAACAGAAGCTGTCGGAGCTCCAGATATAACCACTGCTCTAACTGTTAATGGATTTGATCCTGCTGGATTCCAAGAATATGTTTTACCATTTTTAATTGTTGCAATTAATATTTGTCCAAAATTATCAAATGACCAGTTACCTGGTGAAAGTACTACAGTAGCTGAACTACTTGCTTCACCCCAATCAACTCCACCACTAAAAGATCCCCATGTTGCAGTTCCCCAACCATAACCATAAGTTTGAGCAATAGGTCCAATGTTAGCATATGGAGCAAAAGATAAAGATCCAGCTGTTGTAACACCTGTTCCAGTTTCAGCTGTAGGCATTGTAATTGTAAATGTACCCGTTGTTGGAACTGTTTTTACTTCAAAAATATCAGTTGTAAAACTTGATGCTGTATAACTTGTTGTTGTTGGTCCTGGTGTTGTTGCTGCTGTAAATTTAATATAATCACCCACTTCAATTCCATGCGCTGCTTTAGTTATTGTAACTGTTGTAGATGATGTTGTTGATGTGTAAGTTGCTCCAGTTAAAGTTGTATCAAGTGGTGTAATATCGTAAAAAGAACCACTGAAATAAATAACTAATAATTTATTTGTTCCAATAGCTGCATATTTATTACCATTTAAATCTGTCCAAGTATGCTGTGCTCTTGCAACTCCAGCTAATTCTTTATTTAAAATCTCTCTCCAGCCACCTATTTTTTCAGGATATCCATATCTAAATCTAACAAAATCACCATCAATCCACTGACCTTCTGCAGCAGTTGCGGTATCTTGTTTATTAAATCCGGCTTTTAATGGTATCTTTTTTAATGGCATAAAGCATTTCTATACCACCAAATATGATTATTTACACTATTTTAGTGAATGGTGGTAATCCTAACAGAGGTCTTTTATCATATAAATTGGAATCTGCAAACTGTCCATTTACATGATTATAATGCAAGAAAACTTGAGCACAGGTATTGCCTGTAAATTCTTCTCTCCAATGTTCTAATTCACATCCAGAATACACCAACATATCACCCGGTTCCAGATCCACTTTAATTCCTTTTGGAGCATCTGGTTTCATTATATTCTTATATTCATCAATTACATTATTAGTTCCTGTTGGATCTAAATAGATGGCCCAAGGATCCCCACCTAGATTTAATGTTGTAGATATCTCACAAGATGGTCTATCTTTATGTCTTTTTAAAATAGAACCTTTCTCGTACACGCGCGCGTACGAGTACGTAGGTATTAAATTAAGACCTGTCTCTTTCATCATAATAGGCATAACTTTCATTAGTAATGTTTCCATTACAAAGTCAGCATAATGAGAATATACATTTGGAACCTGTTGATCTTTCCAAGTACCTAGCATCCCGTTTTCAGCTACTAGATTATTTGAATACATAAAGTGAACAGCATCACGTTTGAGTAAAAAATAATTAAATATAAAATTAGCAAGATCATAAGATACTGCTTTTTTAATCACTTGATATTTGTTAATTTGAAAACTCATAGATTATTCTCCTTTAATAGATTATTTACTTCATTTATATTCTGACCATAAACTTTTAACATATCTTCATCATAAATAAAGTCTGGTTTTTCAAAAGGATGATGTTTTAATGTAAGAACATTGACTACTTGCATAAATTTGGCCTCGCGCGCATCCGATGGTTTATAACATAAAGTTGCATCATACTCTTGGCGCTGTAATTCTAAATATCTATTAGTCCCTGTTTGAATTACATTTTCATTAAATGGATGTAAAACAATTGGGCATAATAATCCTAATTCTTCCATTTGACCTTTTACTCTTTTAACAGACCTCTCTATTGGTTTGTGAGTTAAACTTAAATCTTTAAGTTGTTTCATTATAAGTCTATTTTTAAATAGTTGGTATTTTGGATAAGCAATCTTATCCATTACACAAACATTCCCTTTTGTAGAAAGTTAAAAGAAACTGATATTCTAATATCGTTAGATTGATTGGTATCTACACAATGATTTAACCATGAAGGAAACATAATAAGTCGTCCTGCAATTGGTTCAAAGTGAACTTCATTCCATAAATGTTTAGGAAGTTGTCCTTGTTTTCGTCTAGGTCTTGATATGTTAATACAAGGTTTTGGATCTTCTACTTTTAAATGTCCGCTGTTAATAGGAGCTTTAACATAATAAACTCCAGACCATAATGAATTAGGATGAGTGTGTGCTCTATTATATCCACCTGGAGGATTGATATTGGCCCACATGTTTCCAAGAAAAGGTTCATTGTCTAATAATTCATCATTGTAAATAAAATGTTGTGCTTGATGTAATAGATCTACTAACATTTTATATTCTGGTTTTAAATGCATATCTGTTGAAGAATGCCAACCATTTACATTAGTCTTTTGAACTCCTTTATCTTGTCTAGACCAATTAATAATATTTTGTTCTAATTGTGCATTAAATTCAGGAGTACCTATATCTTTAACATAAATAGGTGTTGCAAAGTATAATTCTCTGTTCATCTAAATGATGGACCTCCAAACCACATAACAAGTGATTTTCTAATACCTTTTGTAATTGGAACAACTCTATGTCTAATAAAAGATGCAAAGAAAATAGCTTGTCCTTGTTTAGGTCTTGCAATTTTACCATCTGACATTAATTCAAGTCCACCACCTTCAAATTCAGATTCATGTGATAATAAACATGTCATAGATATTTTACGAACTGGTGGTTCTTTTGCACCATTAACATCTGAATCCATATGCCAGTCATAAAATCCACCTGCTGGATACTCTGTATATTGAGCTTGTTCTGTAATTTGTATTCCATCAAAACCAAAATGATTAGCATTGGTTCTTCTTATTTGATTATCAATAATTTTATACATTTCAGGAACTTTATTAAATGGTATCCAACTAATGTGAGAAGTTCTAACTTTTGTATCTATAGTTCCTCCTTCTTTTGAACCAACTTCTCCTAATTGTTGTGGTTCAGATTTTCCTGCATTTATAATCATTTGACATTGTTCTGGTGTAAACAATGGAGTTGTTGTTTCAACTATTAAAGATTTCCAACGTGGTTCTGTTATTATCATTATGCTCCTCTATTAATGATTGGGTTATAAAGTACATCGCAGTTTGCTGCTAATGTTCTTCTTGTTTCATTTGTTGAATTGAATGGATAGACACAATGTCTCATATCATATGGAAATATATAAAAGTCTCTTAACTTCATAGGTGGTTGATAATCTACTTTTGCAAATTGACCAGAAGAAGCTCCTAGTATTTGTAATCTTCCATTTTGCGGAGTTTCAGATGCTGAATATTCAACTCCATAAGTATTGGGTAGTTTTAAAACCATAACAGAAGATAAACCTGTAAATATATTCCCTTGATGAATGTGAACTGGATTATATTCATTAGCTTTCATTTCATTAATCCATATTGAATTAATATGTGTTTTATAATCTATTATTTTATTAAAATCTAAATAATGATGAAATGCAGTTCTAAACCAATCTAATACATTTTTTGGAAAAAAATTATGTCTTTTCATTTTAGATTCATCATCTCCATCATAAAATAAAGAATGTTCGTCTTTTATTTTACCAATGAGTTGACGATTTGCAGGATTTAATTGATTAAACTTTTCTTCGTAAATTTGATTAATCCCTGTAAAAATATCTAAAGGAACTTCATATCGTAGGATAGATTGTCCTAAAAATATAAAATTAAAATTCATTATCTTTCTCTATTTAGTCTCTTTTCCGTATTGTATTTGTTCTTTATTATCGTATTTTAATTCACCTGATTGCTTAACTCTTTCAATAGTTTGTAATTGACCCATAGCATTAAATACTTCTGGTTGAGAAGAACCCGGTGTTAATGATTTAACTTTATTTAAATATACTTGATGATAAGACTCTAATTGATGTTGATTAACATCTTTTGTATTAAAACTACCATCATCAAATTCTAATTTTAATTTAGACCACATATTAATTTCTCTCATTCTATCTTTTGCAACTAATTCCATATTAGCTTTAGAATAAATCTTTTCATCTAAATCTATTTTATAACATTCTAGTTTATATTCATCAGTTTCAGTTTCTACTTTTTTAGTAAGCCATTTAATTTTTGCATCATTACGTCTATAATCAAAAGATAAAGACATTAAATTTTCTAGAAATACATTTTGTTCTCTAACACATTGCCAATACTTTGCAGCTTTACTTGGATGTTTATTATCTTGTAATACTGATACTCTAGCTTCTGTCTCTGTTCTAAATATTTGTTTTTTAGTCCAAGTATCACGAAGTTCATCAACCAAACCTTTAAATGTTTTAAGATCTGTTGGTTCAAGAAGATTATTAAGATGTGTTTCTTCTTGTTGTATAAGCGACTTTATATCTCTCTTCTCTGTCATTATGAGTTATATATACTATTTTAAAGAGATGTAAAGGTCTAGGAAGTAGTTAAAGTTATAGTTGCCTGTCCACCTGTAAATTCTTCTGTGCCTACAGGAGCTTCTCCACTAATACTTAAAGCAGCGGTTTGAGTTCCTGCTCCAGCATTAAAATATGCTGCTGTTGCTAAATTTGCTGCTGTTGCCCAACTTGTTCCATTATATAATTCTGTGGCTGCTGTAGGTGGTTGTCCTCCAGCGGCTAAAGCTGCTGTTTGTGTTCCAGCGCCTGCAAAACCATATCTTATATTTGTCATATTTCCTCCTGCTGTCCAAGATGTTCCATCGTATTCTTCTGTTATATTTGTTATACTTGGAGTTTGTCCACCAAAAGCTAAAGCAGAAGTTTGTAAACCTGCACCTACTAAAAAAAATCTTGCAGTATTTAAACTTCCACCTGCTGTCCAAGCAGTTCCGTTGTATTCTTCTGTAGCTGCTGTAACTGCTGGGGTTGGATTTACACCACCAAAAGCTGCAGCTGTAGTTTGAGTTCCACAACCTGCTATTCCACTTCTTCCTGTTCCTAAATTTCCACCTGCTGTCCAAGAAGTTCCATCATATTCTTCTGTTTGATTTCCTGGAGCTGTTCCTCCTCCAAAAGCTAAAGATGTTGTTTGAGTTCCACAACCAGCTAATTGTTCTCTAGCTGTTCCTAAATTTCCACCACTTGTCCAACTGGTTCCATCATATTCAAAAGATGAAGCTGATGGTGGTTCTCCACCTCCTGCAAGTAAAGCAGATGTTTGTGTACCTGATCCAGCAGCAAGTCTCCTATAAGCTGGTAAATTACCACCCGTCGCCCAAGCCCCAACTTCAGCAGATGCTTTTAAAGTATTAGATGTATTATTATACCAAATCTGTCCTACAGTTGGATTTGCTGGATCCGAGCTTACAATTAAAATATTTTGTCCTTGTATATTTGTATATGTTGCCATGTTTATGTTCCTGTTACTGTTCTAGTTACAACTGTTGGTCCACCTGTAAATTCTTCTGTTGCGCTTTGTCCCCCAGATCCTCCAGCACACAATCCTGAAGTTTGAGTTCCTGCACTTGCTGATTTAGCTCTTGCAGTAGTTAAAGATCCACCTACTGTCCAAGATGTACCATCGTATAATTCTGTTGCACCTGTTACACCTGCTGGTGGACTACCACCAAAAGCTAAAGCAGCTGTTTGTAAACCTGTTCCGGCTAACATCCATCTTGCTATATTTAAATTTCCACCTGCTGTCCATGAAGTTCCGTCGTATTCTTCTGTGGCATTTAATTGAACTGTTCCTGAATAACCACCAAAAGCTGCAGCTGTAGTTTGAGTTCCCGCTGCACCTAGAAGATATCTCGAATTAGCTAAATTTCCACCTGCTGTCCAAGAAGTTCCGTTGTATTCTTCTGTTGCATTGGAAATAGCTGGAGCTGGAGTTTGACCTCCAATAGCTAAAGCTACTGTTTGTGTTCCGCAACCTGCTCCATAACCTCTTCCTGTAGCTAAATTTCCACCTGCTGTCCAAGAAGTTCCGTTGTATTCAAAAGCAGCAGATGTAGGAACAGAAGTTCCTCCTACAGATAAAGCTGAAGTTTGAGTTCCTGCTCCTGAAGTGCCTCTTTGAGAAATAGGATAAGTTCCACCTGCTGCCCAAGAAGTTCCATCATATTCTTGTACTGAAGTTCCATTGACTTCTCCAGGAAAAACAACTGCTGAAGTTTGTGTTCCTGCTCCTGAAAATTCTTCTTGAGCTTGAGATAAAGTACCACCCGTCGCCCAAACACCTTGTTCTAAAATTGCTACTTTTAATAAATTAGAAGTAGAATTAAACCACACTTGTCCATTTTGTGGACTTGCTGGGTCTGATGCTAGATACTGGACTTTTTGTCCATATGTTCCGTAATAAGTAGCCATAAAATTTTACTCTAAAACTATATTCTCTGGTCTTCTGCTTAAAGAATTGTTTTTCTGATCTTCAGGTAAAGCATCATAAGCAGCTTGAGCTTTTGCAACTTCTGCATCAACTATCGCTTGCGCTTCTGATTTTGTTTTGAAAGATCCAGCTACTTTAAACACCCAAAGATTTGCATCTTTGTTATTCGCTGGTATTCTCCAAACATTACCTGGCAATCCAGAAATATCGAATCTAGAAGATTCACCGATTTCAATGAACCCCTTTCCCCAATTCTCCGCTGTACAGTATTTATATGCCATGTTTCCTCCTTAATTAATTAACTAAATGATATTGTTTTATTAACATTAACTGGTCCACCTGTAAATTCTTCTGTTGCTGTAAATGCAGGATTAGGACTTCCTCCAGCGGCTAATGCTGAAGTTTGAGTTCCTGCTCCAGCTAAAACATTTCTAGCTATATTTAAATTTCCACCTGCTGTCCAACTTGTTCCGTCATATAATTCTGTAGATGCTAAAACAACTGTAACAGCTCCACCAAAAGCTAAAGCAGCTGTTTGTAAACCTGCACTTCCTAAATTAGCCTTTGCTATAGGTATACTTCCTCCAGCTGTCCAAGAAGTTCCGTCGTATTCTTCTACTTGAGTATATGGAGATACATTTCCTGCAATAGCTAATGCTGAAGTTTGAGTACCAGCAGAACCTAAACTTCCTCTTGCAGTTGCTAAATTTCCACCTGCTGTCCAAGCAGTTCCGTTGTATTCTTCTGTTGCTCCTGTTGGAGTATTTCCACCAATAGCTAAACCTGTAGTTTGAGTTCCTGCTCCAGCTAAATACCCTCTTCCTGTAGCTAAACTTCCACCTGCTGTCCAAGAAGTTCCGTCGTATTCAAAAGCAGCTGTTTGAGGAACTTCATTTCCACCTGCAGACAAAGCTGCAGTTTGAGTGCCTGCTCCAGCAGTAGCTCTTGTCGAAATAGGATAATTTCCTCCTGCTGTCCAACTTGTTCCATCGTATTCTTGTACTGAAGTACGATTATAATCTCCAGGGAAAACAATACCTGCCGTTTGTGTTCCTGCTCCTGAAAATTCTTGCTGGCCTTGAGGTAAAGTACCTCCAGTCGCCCAAGCGCCTTGTTGTATTACTGTATATTCAAATGCTTTTGAAGTTGTATTATAAAATACTTGTCCTGGATCACTTGGTGATGGATCTGATGCTACTGTTTGAACAGCGTAACCATTTATACCTTTATAAGTAGCCATGGTTATTTATTCTCCAATAACCAACCTTGTGTTGCATCAACATAAACTAAAGTTAAACCAGCTCTCTCAACTGATACTGTTAAATCTTCTGCTACACCTTGAATCTTGTGTCCGTTACGACCGATAGTTAAATTATTTGTATCAAATGTTCCAGCGTAATCTATGAAAGTAATAAAATCACCTATTGTTGCTGATGCTGGTAATGTTGCTGTAAAAGCTGATGAAGTTGTATCACAAAAAAAACCTTGTTTAGCTACTGCTGTAAATCCAGAAGTTTTAACTGCTTGCCATGCTGCTCCACCTGATACAGTTGCAAAAGATAAATTACCAGATCCATCAGTTTGTAAAACTTGATTTGCTGTTCCTGTTGCTACTGGTAATACTAATGTGTAAGCAGTGTCTGAAGTAATGGTTGCAGGAGCTTTTAATCCAACATAAGCTGAACCAGTATTATCTCCTAATCTTAATGCACCTTCTGCATCAAGAAGTAAATTTGTTCCATCCCAAGTAAAATTAGCTGAACCACCAAATGCAGTTCCACCACTATTAAATTGAACTTGAGTATCTGATCCACCTGGAGGTGAAGATAAAGAAATTTCATTAATGTTTGTTGCATCTGCGTATAAATATTTATATCCTTTGTTTGTAGAAGCAAAAGTTACACCTGTTCCACCTGCTTGTTTAAATTCAACTGTAAAAGCACCTGTTGTTCCATTATAAACAATCCAAGTTTTTTCAATTCCTGTTGGAACTGTTACAATTTGATTTCCTGTGATTGTTCCTGTTAATTTTATAACTGCATTTCTTGCATTGGAAATTGCGCCATCAGACATTACAAGAGCAGTTGTTTGAGCTCCACCTGCAATGTTAATTTCTTGGTATCCACCAATTGCTTGTTGTATTAAATATAAGTTTGTATTTGTAATTTGACCCCATGTACCAGCATTTTCGCCAGTTGCCATTATTGATAGCTTAAGATCAGAAGAATAGATTGTTGCCATTATTAATTCCTTATTTTGTTCTTATTAAAATATTTATCAGTTTTTGTCAATTAATACAACCTCTATATTATGCAGCTACTTCTGTCCAATTTACAGATTGGCCAGTATCCACACCTGTATAATTTATTGATTGACCAGGATCAACTGGAGCCCAAGAAGATACGTATAATTGACCTGTTGCTCCTGTCAAGCCAAATCCTGTTACATTTATACTAACATCTATTTTATTAGATATTGAGTTTAATGATATATTTAATATTTGTCCTGTTACATTTATAGGAGTATTTAAATCTATAGATACAGAGTTTAATGTTGTTGCTAATTGTTCTCCAGTTACAAGAGCTACAGCAGCTATATCTATTTCTACATTTCCATTAAAACCTAAAGTTAATTGTTGACCAGTTACACTCGCATCAGGAGCTGGATCTACATCTCCAAGTGCTAAACTTAATGGATTTTCAAATACAGGAATTGAAACATTTCCATCTGCAGTAATACCAACACTACTTAATTGAGAGGATAATGTTTCACCTGTTAAAGTAAGATTAGCTGTTCCTGTGATAGTTACTGAATTTAAAGATGTACTTAATAATTGCCCGGTAACATTTGCAACAGTTATTATGTCAACAGTTGCATCTCCTTGAAGAGTTGAAAGACCAATATTTTCTCCCCATCCAAGTTGACCCCAACCATTTGATCCCCATGTTGTAGCTGTTCCAGGTGCTGTTACAAGAACTGTAGCACTTATTATATTGGTACCCCAGTCAGATTCACCCCAACCATAGGCTCCCCAACCATTAGTAACAGGTTCTTGAAGTCCCCAATCACCATCACCCCAACTTAATTGTCCCCATTTATAATTATCTGCCATGACTTATTTAATTTTAATTTTGTCAGCCATGACAATTATCCTACTAAGAGATTCTTATAATAGCGGCTGAGCTTGTGAATGCTGGGAATTGAATTGTAAATGTTCCTGCTGTAGCTGTTTTATCAGTTGTAAAACTTAACACTGCAACCGCAGCATTACTAAATGATGTATTATATATCAAACAACCTCTAGCAGTTAGAGTAACGTTCTGAAAAGATAAATCAGCGAAATCTGTGAAAGCAACTGTTGATACAAGAGATGTTCCAGAATTTACTAATGCTTTTCCACCTGTTGTATAATTTGTTCCAGAAGAACTTACTTCACCACCTGTTGTATAAGAAGTTGTTGCTGCACCTAATGTTGCAGTTGATACATAAAGAGCTAACTTAAATTTATCGCCACCACCGCCTGAAGTTGAAAAATCTTGATCACCATCTAATAGTTGTTTTTTAAAACTATTTGGTAACGCTTGTGTAATAGCCATACTTTTTTCCTTATTGTGGTTTACGAGCTATACGAGGTTCTCCATCTAGAAACTCATCAGTTCGTCTTCTTCCCATTTGTTCTAATGAGAATCCTTCAATAGCTTGCTTATATCTATTTTCATAATATTGCAACATATCTTGTGGACCCTTCAAAAATCCATACGCCTCAACTAGGCAAGCATATAATAAGCCATTGGGAAACTGTTGACTTAAATATGTATTTGCAGTTGTAGCGGATAATCCAGTTGGTTTCAAGATATAATTTGCTTGAATTGTATAAGCTTGATTTGGGGTAGGGGCAACTATTACTGTATTTTCATCCCAGTTAGCATAGTATTTAGGTACTCCTGTAGTATTATTTTGATTATATTCATTAATAAAAGATACATCCCTAACGTCTAAAAAGCTTATTGTATTATCTGTATTAAATACTTGTAGAGATCTTATAATTAAACAATTATCAGGGACGTTAAAATATTTTTGAGTTACAATAACAGAAGAGGTTGCATATTTTCTATTATTATCCGAATCTACATCTCTTAAAATTCTAAATTCAGCATCAGAAATAAATCCATCAATAATAGTTGCTGTTAATACATTAGAATCTACTTCTGTGTAATTTCTTATTTTAGTAACTAATTCTGTGTATGTCATATTAAGCCTGTAGTGTAACTGGACCTGCAGAACATTGTGCCCCGCCGCCAGCTATATTTCCTGTTGTTGCTGTACTTGTACTTAAAAAATAAAAATAATTTAAAGTATCGCTTACAATACCAGATGAATCAATTTTTCCAACTGTAATAGTAAATCCATTAGAATTTGAAATATCTGTAACATTATCAAATGAAGGAACATCATCAAAAGAATCTTCTCTAGAAGGTGTACCTACAATGTTAACTTGCGGCGGGCCTCTGAATCTTACGATATTACCAGTTGATCTTCCATGATCTTCTGAATAAACATTTATATAAGTAGAACCTGCATACTTAGTTGTTGAAAAAGGATTTAAAGTTAAAACTACAATTACTGGTGGTTCAATTCTATCAGGATGCGCATATCTTAAACCTTGTGGATCAGCTGTTGTTGGTCTTGGCTCTAATTGAGGTTGTTTAGCTTCATATTCAGAAGTATGTACCCATGAACCATTCCATTCTTGAACCATTTCTTGATATGGAAATCTACAACCAGAACGGTCAGAGATCATATAAGAATATTTTCCTCTTGATAGATTAGACATTTGGATAATAAGTTTTTGGAGTTATAAATGAACTTGAAGAAGATCCATCAGTTTCTAATGCTCTCTTTAATTCATCTTCGTATAATAATTTTAATCCTTCTACTCTTTGTGGAGCAAGTTTAAGTGCTACATAATAAGCAAGTCCCGCGCACATGCATGGAACAAATCTATATGGAACATCTGTTGCATTTGTGTAAGCTCCAACATCTTGAATTCTTTTAGCATAGTAATATTGAATAACGTTATTCACCTGATCTGTTCCTGGTGTTAAATATAAAGTGATTGTAATTTTATCTATAAATCTTTGTACGTAATATTGTGTAGGTTGTCCTGTTGCAAATTTAGAAGATAAACCACTGTAAGCTGATCTATTAATTTTTGTAAGTGGAAAATCAACAACTGGAGTTTGTTCTGTATTTCTATAAACCATTTCTAAAATATCATCTGGTCCATAAGTAATAGAATTATAATCATATACAGTTGCATTATCTGCATGGATTGCAGCTGTTGTACCATTAGCACCTCTTACACATCCTGTTATAGTCATAGATGCTGTATCTGTTCCGGTATAAGTAATTTGTTCTGAATCTATTAATAAAGTTCCTGACGTTGGAAACTGCCAAACTGAATCTACTGTAATAGTTGTTGCTATTGCAGTAATTGCACCATTTAAATAACTAAGTGTTCCATCTGAAGTTCCATCAGAGGTTGATCTATAAATAGTATAAGTGCTTTGGCCATTAACCATGGAAATAGTATTACTTGCTACTTCCCAATAATGAAGACCTCTGTTTGCCCATTCCTGAAACATTATATTTAGAGATCGTCTAGTAGATTCTAAATCTTGTCCAGTTCTTGGAGCGGACATACCAATTCTTTCGTAAGCCTCTTCTATAATTTTATCTATATAAAAGGTCTTTTCAAAAGTAGTTGTTCCAGAAGTAGTATTAGCCATTTAGCTTCTCCTACGCTGTTAATCCAGGCCCAGAATATTTATCTGTTAGTAATGTAACCGCAGATACATTTGTCAATGTAGTTGTAAAAATTCCTTTTGGAAACAAAATTCCATCTTCAGGAAAACTAAAATTAATAACATCACCTTCTGGTACATCTGCTACAAATAAAGTAGATCCTGCAGAAGATGTTGTTTTTAAAGTAACTAACCCTGCTCCTGATCCATCAGATGCAATAATAATACCTCTTAATCTAATTGGTCCCGCTATAATTGCAGTAGAAGTATTTGCTGTAAATCTAGTTGCTTGTATATCACCTTTGTAACTTCCCATTTTTTTCTCCTTGTATTAAGGAGCCCTTACGAGCTCCTTAAAAATTAATTTATTATAGTGCCGCTAATGCTGCGTTTTGACTATAAGTAACAACGATTCTTGCTTTACCTGCACTTGCAGAGTTAGCAACTGTTATTCCATATAATTGAACATCAGTAGTACCTACAGTTCTCCATGCACCCGCACTTGCTGGTAACATAACAGCACCTGTAGCAGTTGCTGATATAGCAGTCGCTGCAGCTACGTTAGTTGCGCTTGATGAACTATTACCAACAGCAATAGTAGCAGTATTCGAAGCAGTAAATAATGATTCTACTTGAATTGAAATGCTAATAATTTGACTGTTCGCTGGAATTATAATTCCAAGAGCAGTAGCTGCTGTTGTAGCATGTGTTAATGCAACATTTGATGATTGAGTTAGTACAACTGGTCCAATGTTTTTAACATTAGTTCCAAGTGTAGTTCCTGTTGTGTCTAAAATATTTCCGGCTCTAATTGGGCCTGAAAAAGTTGTATTTGCCATAAGTGTATTCTCCTAGTTTTTCCAATCTAGTCTCTAGGCTGTCGACTATACGCGTCTAGATCAGAAGTTAATGTATAGTGCTTAAGATATAACTGAATTTATTGAATAGCGCAAGAGATACCTGCATCGAAAATCTACTTTTCGGATATAAATAGCTAGGTTTAGCTAGCTACAGAAAACTCAGGAGCGGCCATTTCTACTTTAATTTGTCTAGTAGCTATTTCAGCTTCAGACATTTTAATCTGGTTAATGATTTCACGAATTTTTTCGTCAATCCTAACCATATCAAGAGTATATATTCCCTCTTGAATGTAGTGTTGCTCCCAATCAAGTTCTAGGGCTCTCTTCTTTGTGTAAAGAGCTTGAACGTGATTTATCATCTACGATCTCCTCATAGGTTATCCAGCATTTATCTTTAGCAAAAGATCTCATGCTGTCTTTTAGTAATATACCTTTTTTTCCTATTTTGTCAAGGATAGCTAGTTCTATACTTTCTGCACTATCTTCGGCTTCAATGTCAAAATTAGCCATGTGACCATAAGCTCTAATTTTTACTTGAAACATTTTTGTCATAATTCTTTCTTTCTAACACATTAATGGGGCGAGATATACCCACCCCATTAAATAAAAAATGCTTATATATTAAGCACCTGGTGAGCCAAACATACCTCTAGGGTCAGACCAGCCGAAGCTGTATCTTTCTCTAGCTTTGTATCTAACGTTACCAGTATCAAAATCACCTTCCATAGAAGTTTTGATAGCAGCTCTAACAAAGTTTTTCATTCCATTTGGAACGTCCGTTTTGATAAAGAATGCATCAGAATCTGTAAGGAAATTGTTCACAGTATAACCCTGTGGAATCATTCCCATAGATTTGATTGCATTGATGTCGTTATCAGCTGTAGCTGTTCTACCTTGAGACGCCATTAATCTTTCCGCTGTGAATTGTAGTTCACTTGGAATAATTAATTTAACACCTCTTGCAGCAATCTTTAAACCACGTTCATCAGTGAATGCATTGATATCGATCAATGATTGTTCTAATGAAGTTTCGTTTAAGTCAGCAGCAGTTGCAAGTTCATTTCTAAATGAACCAGCAATAGTAGGATGAGCTTGATCCAATAAAGGAGAGCCATCGCCACCTGGGAACGAGCTTGAAAACGCATTATTAAGTACGTTTGCAGCTGTTACTTGCTTAGTGTTTGCCATAGATCTTGCTAGTGCTTTTGTATATCTAGACGCTAGTCTGTCATACAAGTTATCTTCAATCGCTTCTTCAGTGATTGAGAAAGCAAGTGCTACGGTGTTATGTGTGTATCTAGCTGTGAAAGTTTCTTGAGCATTGTCAAAAG